AAGAAGGAAGTAAGATTGAATCTTACTAATCCTTATGGCCAGATTCTTGAAGAAAATCAAGCCATTATTAACACTGACACGAATGCAGAACAAACCGTATTTCAGCGTGACAGATAATACGGCTCAGCGCAGCGTCTGTGGGTATTCTGCGCCGCAGGCCTTATACCCCCAATTCGCGTCCGCAGGTCGCTCAGCGCAGCGTGTATCTCAATTTTCTGTAGCCCCGCAGGGACGCACATAGGTGGATGGCTAGTATTACCCATCCACCTCTGTGCGTTATGCGTAGCTGCCCCCGGCAGGGCGCCCGCCGCGTAGGCGCCCAACGGAGTTGCTGCGGTGGGAAGCCGGCGGCAGCCAAAAGCCCGCCGCAGGCGAAAAATTTTTTCAACTTAACTTTTTTAACTTAACTTAACTTAACAAAATTAATTAATGGTTAAGGATTCCTAACAAAATTTTTTCAGTAAGTTTCCTAACATTTATGTCAGTAACTTTTTTTTTCAAAAAAGTCGAGGATTGTGCAAATTGCAGGGGATTTGTGCACGTGTTGCAAATTCATAAATTAAATAATTGCAAGATGGCCCGTCCACGTAGCATATGCTTTACTTTAAACAATTTTACACCCGAAGAACTAACCTTTTTGCAAACTAGTGTTGACAATGGACATTTTAAATACATTGTCTACCAACAAGAGCGCGGCGCTGCTGGAACGCCTCACCTCCAGGGATATGCACAGCGGCCTCAGCCAACAAGCTTTACAGCATGGAAAGGATTTATTGGAGGACGCATTCACATCGAAGCCACTCGAGGAACACCTCAGCAGAACCGCGATTACTGCACAAAAGACGTTGACCGAATTCCCGGGACGGTTATTGTCGAAAGTGGTGAGATACCTGTCCCCGGGGAAAGACGAGACCTCCGCGCATTCGTCGAAGCGTGCAAGGACCCCAGTAAGTCTCTCACCGACCTCATCGATGAACACGGAGACTCATTCCTTCGATACAACCGAGGAGCACTCGCCATTAGGAGCGCGTTCGCCACCGTTCGGACTTTTAAGACCCGTGTCTTCTGGTTTTACGGATCTACAGGATCGGGTAAGACCCGTGCTGCGCACGAGATCGCTCCAGGCGCCTACTGGAAACAAAACTCTCCATGGTGGTGTGGATATGATCCACTTACCCATGACGACGTTATCATTGACGAATACCGATGCGATTTCAGCAAGTTCACCTTCCTCCTCAGTTTGTTCGACAGGTACCCACTCATCGTCCAACCTAAGGGAGGCAATCTTAACTTTAGAAGCCGCCGAATCTTTGTTACGACCCCGCTTGACCCACGAGCAACGTGGAACACCCGATCAGATGAGAATATTCAACAGTTGCTTCGAAGAATTGAATGCGTTGTTGAATTCCTGCCTGCGGGAGTCCGACGAATCCACAAGGGCGACCTCAGTGATTATGAACTCCTTGGCGTTGTACCAGCAAATGCTGGAGATCCTCGGCCCGCCCCGGAAGAGGAAGCCCAAGATCCCGATCCAGTTGAGCTTGAGGAGACCCGACGATTGCGAGCACGAGTAGAAACTTTTAATGTGTAATCATAAATTAATTATTTAAATAAAATGGCAAGAAAATTTTCTAGAAGAAAAGGTTTAAAGAGACCCAAACGTAAGCGTCCTATTAGGCGCGGTCGTAGGCGTCTTGGGTTAATGGAAGTTGACCCAGGTATTATTGGCAATTTTACACCTGAAAAGTTGGATCAACTTATCAAATTAGGTACAATTATTTATCATGCTGGTAAATATTTTTATCCTGGAACGCCTGCCGGACCACATCTTCGTGGAACCGCTCTGGGTACTAAGAAGAAACCTCGACTTGGTGGCATGATGCCTGCTGGCAGTGCCGCCGTTATAAAGTATTCTCCTGGGTTGAGAATTGGTAAACCTAGGAAGTCTACTTTTAGAGAGAAAGTTATGTCAGTTCACTTTCCTCCTGTTAATTTTAACAGCAAATGGACATTCCAAATGGAGTGTCTATCTGGATGTGTATCTGCATGCCAGATCCCTATTCTTAACAAGACATTGTTAGATCCAATTGTTGCTCAATGGAGTTCTAACATGACTAGTGATAGAGCTAGCGTTTTAATACCTACACTTGCAGTGAATGATGGTATTTCGAACGATCAATACTCTATTATGATCCACTCTTATAAAGCAAGATTGCGTTTTTACAATAGTTCTACGAACACGTTACGTGCTCGTGTCGTATGGTATAAACCTAAGAGTGATCTTGACTCTACCTATGAGTCATTTGGGTTGCATTCTAACAATCCTCTTAATCAATTGATGATTGCTTCTAATGGTGCCCAGCCTATTAATGCTGTTATACCTCCTCTTGTTGGCAATGGTCTAATTTTTGATGGTGCCACACCTGGTGCTAATTATTCAGCGGATTACAATCATGCTGGGCATCCTATTGTTGGCAGTAACACGACGAGTAGTAGTTCAGTTAATACTGTAGCTTATTTAGATCCCTCACTTGTTCCAGGTTCTCCTCAAGTCAGACGTCATTTTAGTAATTTTTATACTACTTTGAAGTCTGAAGAATTTAATCTTGAGCCTGGTAACCAATATAATACATCGGTAAGTCTGATGGGTAAGTTGGTTTCGAATATTTATGATGACACTGAAATTACCATTCGGAAGGCTTGTACTATTATTGGTGTAGTTTACGTTTTGGGACAAATCGTATTTCATGACGTTGAAGGTGATTCCACCATCAGTACTGGCAGTAGTCAGTTGTCAGTCATGCGTGAGGACACTTGTAGGGCTCAGCCCGTTTTTCTTAAGAAGGAAGTAAGATTGAATCTTACTAATCCTTATGGCCAGATTCTTGAAGAAAATCAAGCCATTATTAACACTGACACGAATGCAGAACAAACCGTATTTCAGCGTGACAGATAATACG